GCTTTGAAAAAGAGTTGCGTGTATGATTGAATTATAAGGTGTTTTTTATCAACGAATTTTATCAACCTAGTACCATTGTTTATGTTGCTAACTCCCCATTTATTCTTCTTTTTACCTGATAAAATTAGTAGGTATCCTCGGTTCTGAAACAGGCTGTTTTACACCTGCTTCTTTTCCTGCCGCAATACTTTTTACTATCCACGCCATATTTCTTCCAAGCGTCTCCATTATCTGAGTACCCTCTTCATCCTGCACCATCTCTTCCGGAGTATTTCCAAAAGCCATACTCCAATATCTTGAAGAAACGATAGGCATTTGATTATATAAAAAGTACTTATGTATAACATCAAGTGTAGCTGTAGTCCCCGCTCTTCTTGCTGAAACTATAGCCGCAGCCGGTTTGAACTTAAGACATGCACTACTCTTCATAAATAATCTGTCAAGAAAACTTATAAGTTCTCCCGTAGGAGAAGCAAAATAAACAGGTGAGCCTATTATTATACCGTCAGCACCGTTCATAGCTTCTTCTACCTTATTAAGTAATTCACTCATCTGACCGTCAATTACCTTTACTCCGACGAAAAAAAGTTCAGTATCTATCCCCTCTGATCTGAGTATTTCAGATATTCTTGTAAGATTAGTATATGTACAACCGAATTCTTTTCTGCTTCCGTTAATCAATACGACTTTCATAATGACCTCCTTTAAAAAATCCTTTTATTCAGTACAAATATATAGTTTCTTAACTAATTGCCTTATATAAATGCAATTAAATTAATTTACTGCCATAGCTGTACCATTATATAACAGTAAGCACTTTGTATGCGACACTTAGCCAATCCGACAGCTATATTATCTGTCTTAATATATAACAGTAAGAACTTTGTATTCGGCACTCTTTTGTCTAAGTACCAGCATAGCTACACTATTATATAACGCTAAGGTATATCTTGAGTTTATCATCAGAGTGTCGGCATTGTCAATAAATAAAGACTTATATAAATTTCTGTATACTTCATAAATCAAGTACTCTTATCGTTTTTTTATCATCACAGAATTTACTTTTAAGTAATTTTATATTAATATAGTAATAATTTATATTTGTTTATATTTCAAACTATATATAAGTTTTCAGTATAACAATTTATAAATCAAATAACACCGGGTATCTTCTGTCGAGTATAATCGACCAATGGCTCGGTGTTATTTTATATAAAAAAAAGCCTTGAAAAATTTGATAAGAAAGCTTTCGAACATATAGACTGTATGACACGAAATATGACACAAAAAACAAAAAAGCCTTGAAACTCAAGACTTTTCAAGAGCGCGAGACGGGACTCGAACCTGTTTTATATTAATTTTATAAACCTATTATATACGCTAATTTAACCCCTAAACCCTTGCAATTAGGCACTTGCAAGGGTTTTTATTTTACCTTTTTGAGTTCTAGTTTTTCCGCTTTTATCTCTTGTTTTTCTAAAGTATACAACACGAAATGCAACACGAAACAATTAGAAATACTTTGCCTTTTCTTCATCTGTTGCAATTACTTCAATAATATCTTGAGGTTGTAATCTAGTCATCAAGCATATCTTGTTAAGAGTGTCTAGCGTGATCGACTTTCCCAGTTTTACATTCTCTAGAGTTTGAGCCGACAGCAACTTTTCTTTTTTTATTCGCATATAATTGTAGCCTTTATTATTCAACTCTTTCATAATATCTATTTTATATCTAATCATATTGAATTCCCTGCTTTCTTAACTTTGATTTCAAGTATATATTATGACTCATTTAAAAGCAATAAAAAAGTTCTAAAAATAGAGTAAAAACACTTGACATTACTCTAATATTAGAGTATAATAAGATTATAAGATAAAGAGCTTACAGAGCCGACCAAGCGAATATAAGCTGTAAGCAAAAAAAGAAAGGTGGATATATGAAAAAAGAAATGATGATTGGAAGAACTTATGGAAGTTTTTCAAAAGAGGAGCAAAGACAAATAGACCAAATGGTATCAGGTGCATACTATGGAACAATTAATGAAATAGATAATAAAAAACCTACAGAAGTTGGAGAGTATCAAATTACAATAGACCTTAACAACGGATTATCCGTTGCCGGGACTTTATCAGTAACTGAAGATGAGGTAGTAGAATATATCAACGAGGATGGTATATTCTACAATCCGGCAGAATAATATAAAAAAGCCCTACAGCAGCCGACCAAAGCTAAAGACTGTAGGGCAACCTTAAAAAAAGAAAGGCAAAGGCATTGTAACACATGGCAAAAAGAGTTGCAATATATATCAGGGTGTCCTCTCTTTATCAAGCTAGAGACGGATACTCCCTATCAGCTCAAGAGAGAACCTTAAGAAAATACTGCTCAGATAGAAACTATTCTATCTTCAATCTTTATGCAGACGAAGGCATAAGTGGCAAAGATATGGTTCATAGACCAGCTATTCAAAAGCTTATGCAGGACGCAGAAGCTAAGAAGTTTGATGTTATTCTGTTCTGGGCATTAAGCAGATTTACAAGAAGTGTATCTGACCTGTACCAAACAGTATACAAGCTAAATCAACTCAATATTGACTTAGTTTCATATACTGAGTCATTTGACACGTCCACACCTTTTGGGCGTGCAATAATTGGTATTCTTGGAGTATTTGCTCAACTAGAGCGAGAACTTACAAGTGAAAGAGTTAGTTTAGCACTTGATGAAAAATTTAAGCAGAGTAAATATGCTCCTTCATTTTTAAAAGGCTATTTGAGAAAAAATGATAAGCTAAAAATTATAAAAAATGAAGCAGATTGTGTACAGTTGTGTTTTGACACTTACATTCAAACAAAAAACCTATCCGAAACGGCACGGATACTCAATCGTGCAGGATATAGGGGAAAAAGAGGCAAGGAATTCTCGGCTAACTCCGTAAAAGTAATATTAAAAAACAAAACCTATGCAGGATATATAAAATACTTGGAAAATGAAAAGTCGGGTCTACATAAAAGTATTATATCAATAAGAACTTTCAATAAAGTTCAGAAAATTTTAGAACAAAAACATAGAAGTAGACAAAATTAAAAGAAGGGCAGAACTGTAGGCATTATCCGTTCTGCCCTTTTAGGCTGTGTGAAGCAAAGTCTGTAAATTCCTATTTTTGGACTTCTATGATAAGTATTATTTACAGAGAGATTTTCACAAGCTCCCCTTTTATCTTACTCTACTAGCTCATAGTCTTTGAGATTAGGTGTATATGTGTCAAACTTACTATCCCATACACCATCTTCATCTAGCCAGTGATAAATATCTTTTTCCTTAGATTTTACATAACAATTCTTAGCCATGATGCCGCTCTTCGACAGGTAGTAGCTTTTATTGTTATCAAGTATCCATTGACCTGACAACATAGTACCGTCATCAGGATTAAGATAGTACCAGTCTTCACTTTGCTTAAACCACCCGGTAATTGAGTAGCCTGATCCGTCAAAAACAAACCATCTGCCATCTATTAATAGCCACTGGTTTTTTATAGTTACACCGTTAAATCTATACTTCCACCTATTATCTTCTTTGAACCATCCTGTGCTTACACTTTCAAGATGTTTTTTACAAGATATATAAGCACACCAGCTGATAAATTGCTGACACCAATACAGACCGTTTCCACCGTACCAAGCTCCATACTTTGTATAATTTGCACTACCCGGATTAGCTTTCTTATCATCTAAAGCCTTGTTGCTTGCCTTTTCTACATATCCTACCTCACCTTTAAGTACTTCTATAAATTCATTTACAGTACAGGTATTCTCATTGAAGTTAGGATATCCAAAGCCGTTTATTCTGTTTTTACCTCCGACTTCAGTAAGATTAAAACTGTATTCTTTAATAGCAACACAGCCACCATTACGATCAAATCCGCTACCGGATGATGTATTGCCTTCTACAGTTTTTATATGGTATCTGTTGTTGCCTTGTTTATTCACCTCTATAACTCCGCCAACATGGCAAACCCTGCCCATAGAATTACTATAAAAGTATATAATAGCCCCTGCTTTGGGTTCTTTGCCATAGCATCCGTTTTGCACAAAATTAGATTTTCCTGCTGGAGTGTATTGAGAATATCCTCCAAGTAGCAGTTTTTTTCCTGCCTCGTATGCGTTATTTACCATAAACTTGCTCCTTAATCTCTGCTTACTTTTTTTGAATGTGATATTATTTAAAAGCTTGTTTTAATTTCTTTTCTACTGTATTAAAACAAGCTTTTTTCATAAAAAAGAGAGCCTAAGCCCTCTTTCTACTCTTTATCTTCAATCTCTATAAATTCGCCTGTATTCTTCTTTAGAAAGCCCTT